GTTGTTGGCGCGTGGGAGTAGGGGATGACCGCTATCAAACCACTAGTGCACCCATACCAAAGTCATATCCGCCAATATCCGTCCCCTGCTAAATATCAAACCCCGATACCCCCCACCCCGGAGTGGATGGGCTAGGTACCTGGAAAAAAAAAAAAAAAAAAAAACTGAGTACTTTATATCAAGCGTGGGAATGGGGGGTCTACGAGTTTGATATTTAGCAGCGGTTCGATATTGACCGATATCGCTATGGCATTGGCGCAATATGGGGTTGATAGCCGACATACGGCGCTCCCCATCGCCAACTGTCCAGGGGTTGAAGCCGGCAGCGGCCAGAAAGGGGAAGAGGAAGCGGCCCCGCTGTCCCCTCCGAGCGCCATAGCTCCCAGGGGCCGCACTTGAAGGCACCCTTAATTCAGTGGCCCCACTCTTCTTCGTTCCGCTCCCAGGCGCCAAGCTGGGCGCTGGCCGGGCAAAAAAATAGGGGCCGAAGCCCCCAGTCTTAACCCACAATCGCATCCAGGATCAGCTTGCTGACCTGCTGCTTCTTGATCTCCGTGAAGATCATATCCTCGAGCTTCCCGGCATTCAGCCCCTGCTTGTCCATCCACTCAACCAGTTCAGGCTGGATCAATGCACAGGGAGCCCAGGCTTGATCCACACCCTTCAGGGTCAGGTACGGCCTGCCATACTCGTCAGTCCCTGACGTGATCTTGTCCATGTCGAAGACGATCCGCACATCCTCGTTTACCCGGTCTGCCTCATATGCAACTGCTTGCGCTTCAGTCTCAACCCATGCTTGCTTTGCCATTTCCATCTCCACAATTGAGGGGGGAGACCATTCTCCCCCCGTTCCGTCTTACAGCCCGATGTCCTTCAACAGATCCCCGACCGGTGCCGCTGCTTTCACCTGCTCCTTGGCGCGTTCTGCCTGCAGATCAGCAAGGGCTTTCTTGACCGCGGGATGCTTCTTGATTGCGGCCATCTGTTCATCCGTAGCCTTCTCCAACGCGGTCTGAACTTCTTCCGCGTCTTTCTTTTGGAGCTTGGCAAGGATGGTTACCAGATCGGTGATGCTACTCCCGGCCCGGCTGGTCCAGAGACCCTGCTGGAGATTCGACCAGACCGAATCCATGCTGGCCAATGCGCTGGAGAAGTCTCTCTCCTTCGCGAAGCTGGCGCAGGCATCACCGATCTTCTGGCTCAACCCATGCAACGCCAGCCTATCCTTCATCTCGGCCGGCACCTTATCCAGCGCTGCCTTGATGATGGAGCCATTGCCCAATTTAAAGATAACCGTCCCGGCCTCGCCACCCACGTCTTCAGGGGTGGCTTTGCTCAGGAATTTTACGACCGTGGCTTCTTTACTCATGATGTTTCCTTTCGTGCGCGGGACGCAGGTTCGCCTTGTGCTTACCTGAACATCGCCGCATTGTTAAAGAACGGGCGCAAGACGGACCTCGCGCATGGGGTGGGCTGCTGCCTCATCCCCGCCGGGGAATCCAACCGCACTCCCCATGTACACAGTATCCCCCTTTCGGCCCTCCCTGTCCAGTCCCCGTTTTTCCTCCATATAATCAAGGACTTACAGGGGGTACCCGGCCTCCCCCCCGCGCGTGCGCTTACCCCGGGGTTAAAGGCCATACGGATTTTTCGCTCCAGTCTAGAGTTAAAGGGGACAAGAAGTGGGAGTTCATCGCCCCCAAAAGCCCAGCGCTCTTGACTACCCGCCCGCGAACGTGTAAGGTGGAAAGGTCCCAATCCCGGCAGAAGGGCCAGCGGCCCAGAAGGAACCAACCTATGCCTAAACTCATCCCGTTCGGCGGCGAGAAGTCCGCCAAGCCCCCGCAGAAGCTCACCACCACTCACGAGGCCATCCTCAACTGGCTCGTGGCCAACCCCGGCAGGAGCCTGAAGGAAGGTGCTGACCTCTTTGGCTACACCCAGAGCTGGTTCTCCACCATGGTGAACAGCGACCTCTTCCAGGCCGAACTCGCCAAGCGGCAGGCGGACTTCAGGGGCCGGCTCAACGCCACCCTCACCCAGAGGTTGCAGACCGTCGCCCATGTGGCCCTCGACAAGCTCGCCACGATGGTGGAGGGGAGCGAGGACAAAGATTTCGTCCTCGAGGTTTCCGACAAGGTCCTCCATCGCCTCGGCTTCGCCCCTCAGTCCAACCGAAACCCGGCCGGGCCAATCGTCCAGGGCCCCTTCTTCCAGAACAACCTCTACATCTCCAAGGACGACCTCCACGCCGCTCGGGCCATCATGGAGCGCGGCCCTCAGGCCGGCGAACGGGTACTGGAGGAAGAGGAGGTGGAGCAGGTACCCCTCGAGCCCTTGGGCGAGCAAATCAAGGCCACGGAAGGGGACTCCCAGGTACAGTCGGTACGGGCTGAGGAAGAACAGCTCCCACTCTTCTCCGTCGGAATGGAGTCGCGGGAGCCTGCGTCCCAGGTACCCTCTCCCACCCAGAGTCTCCTCGCCGGCTTAGGTCTCGCCCGGCCATGATCCGCGCCTGCCCACCGCCGCAGTCCTTCCGGGAGGCCGGCAATGTCCGACTCGTCCGCATGTCGCCCCAGCCTCCCAGCTTCGCCCGTCGGCGCTATACCGGCCGACGCCTCGATGGCATCCGATACGAGAACAAGGTACATTCGTACCTCGAGTCCTTTTATGGTGATCGCTATCTCGCTGGTCCGTGGCTGCACTTTCTTGACGATCGAGGTGACTGGCGATGGTGCCAGCCGGACGGGCTCATCCTCGACTTCGAGGGGGGACGAATCGTAATCGTCGAGGTGAAGTACCAGTTCACGGCCGATGCCTGGTGGCAGGTGCGCCGGCTCTACGAGCCAGTCCTCCGCGCCCTCTTCCCCGCCCGCCTGTGGAAGTTCGAGGCCTGCCAGATCGTCAAGTGGTACGACGTGGCCATAGACTTCCCGGAGAGAACGGTTCTCGCCCACGAGCCGGACCTCCACCACGACACCTTTAAAGTTCACATCTGGAGCCCGCGATGAGTCAGCTCGCCCTCACCCCCCAGGATGCCATCCGCCTCGGAGCTACCTCCCTTACCCGCTACGGTCGCATCTTCTTTCCTAAAACCTTCAGGCAGGCCAGCCCCGCCTTTCACGATGAGATTGGAGAAGCACTTGATAACCCAGCTTTACGAAACGTGGCTATTGAGGTGTTCCGAGACGGAGCTAAAACAACACTTCTACGAACTCTCACGAGTCGTCGGATCGCCTACGGAATTTCACGAACTATCCTGTTTGTATCAGCGTCTCAGGGGCATTCGATCCTCAGCCTCCGATGGATTAAAAGACAAGTCGAGCACAACCGAGCATGGGCCGATACCTTCCAGCTCAGAAAAGGTTCCAAGTGGACAGACGACCATGTGGAGATAATGCACGGGGTTGAGGAGGAGCCGATCACCCTCCTCGCCCTCGGTATCACCGGCCAGCTCCGCGGCTACAACATAGACGACCACCGGCCCGATCTGATCATCTGCGACGACACCTCCACGGACGAGGCGTCCAACTCCCCCGACCAGCGCAAGAAGGAGATCAACCTCGTCTTCGGCGCCCTCCTTAACTCCCTGGCTCCCGCGTCCGAGGCTCCCTCGGCGAAGGCCATTATCCTAGACACCCCCAAGTCCAAGTTTGACTTGATCGAGAGCTGCGAGAATGATGATGACTGGAAATTTTTCCGATATGGTATCCTGGATGAGAATAATGAGAGCCGCTGGCCCACACGGTATCCTACCGAGGAGCTACTTCGTAAGAAGGCTGCTGCTATTAAAGTTGGCCGCCTCGCCATCTGGCTCCGCGAGAAGGAATGCAAGATCATCTCTGAGGAGACTGCCAGCTTTCGATCGGATAATCTTCGGTACTGGGACACCCTTCCGATCAAGCCGACGTACATCATCTCGATAGATCCGGCCAGTGCTGAGTCGAAAACCGCCGACGACAACGTGGTCGCAGTGCTTGCGCTCCAGAGGGATGACGTTTATATTGTCGACTACAAGGCCGCGATCGGCCAAGACCCAGACGATGTCATGGCGACTCTGGTGGAGTTTGTCAGGCGGTGGAGGCCACTGGGAATCGTGGTTGAGACGATCGCTTACCAGAAGATCCTGGCCTGGTACCTGGAGAAGAAGATGCGCGAGCAGCGGCTCTACATTCCAGTCTACAAGGTGCAGGATCTCCGCAAGAAGTCGGACCGGATCGTGCAGGCACTCGGGGAGACCAGCGCGTACGGGCGGCTCTACACGAAGCCTGAGCACACGAAGTTCGTCCAGCAGTTTACGGAATATTCCCCACTCTTCAAGGGGCACGACGACGTGCTGGACGCGGTGGCGATGGGGATTACCTGGGCCGAGAACCAAGGCCTGTCCGATTGGATTGAAGGCGAGGCAAGAGAGCTGGACGAAGAAGAAGAGGAAGATGGCGTCCGCCGCCTTACTAGTTCGAATTTCAGGAGCGCACCGTGAAAAGAGCACCGCTGGCAGCAGGCATCAAGGAGATACGTTTCAACTCCGATCTCCACAAAAAGATTATGAAGCAGTTCCTCTCGCGCCTCGAGATGGCTCGGGACGAAAAGCGCAAGAAGCGGGAAGAGAGCTGGCGGGCCTCGGAGGATACCTTCCAGGCCTACATGCCTGAGACCGACATGGATGCTGTGCGCCGGGCCAAGCGTTCGGGCGGCCAGACCGAGTATACCACGATCTCCATTCCGTACAGCTACGCGATGCTGCTGACGGCGCACACGTACTATACGAGCGTCTTCCTCGGCCGCGACCCCATCTTCCAGCTATCCGGCCGGCACGGCGAGGCCCAGACCTCGGAGATGGCGATGGAGAGTCTGCTCAACTATCAGCTCGTCAGCGGCGGGGGCATGCCGGCTCTCTTCGTCTGGCTGATGGATGCGCCTAAGTATTCGCATGGAGTGATCGGACACTACTGGGATAAAGAGGTCTTTACCCTCTCCAACTACGTCGATCAACCTAAGACCTTCCTGGGCGTACCAATACCTGGGACGAATGAAAGGGTCTTGAACCAGACGGAGACGACCGGCTTCGAGGGGAATCGTCTCTACAACGTCCGCCCCCAGGACTTTTACCACGACCCGCGCGTGCCGCTCTACCGCTTCCAGGAGGGCGAGTTCTGCATCGTCTACGACAAGGTCGGCTGGATCAACGTAGCTCGCGGAGCGGCAGACGGCAAGTTCTATAACCTGGACCTGATCGAGAAGGACACTGGGAGCGGCTACGCCGGGGACGACAGAACCACCGCCACTGGGCGGGACACCAACCTGCCAGGGGAAGACATTTCCTTCTATCGCCCGGACGATAAGCACCCAGCGATGATCGACAAGTACGAGTTCCACTGGGAGCTTACCCCGTCGGAGATCGGGCTCGGCGAAGGCAACAGGCCGGAGAAGTGGGTCTTTACCATCGCGAATAAGAATACCATCATCAGCGCCCAGCCGCTCGGGCTCGCCCACAACAAGTACCCGTTCGACGTGCTGACCTTCGAGGTGGAAGGCTACAACGTCTTCAATCGGAGCATGCTGGAAGTCCTTGACCCGCTCAACAAGACGATGGAGTGGCTGTTCAACTCCCACTTCTTCAACGTGCGGGCCGCGCTCAACAATATGTTCCTCGTCGACCCGAGCAAGGTGACGATCAGGGATCTGGAGGAGCCGGGTCCAGGCAAGATGATCAGGCTGAAGCCCGCAGGCTACGGCCAGGATCTGCGCACGATGATGGCTCAGTTCCCCGTCCAGGACATCACCCGGAGCAACCTGCAGGACAGCGACTACGTCGGCTCCCTGGCCCAGCGCATCACCGGGGTGTCGGATAACGTCATGGGCCAGGTGAACACCTCCGGCCGCAAGACAGCGACCGAGGTCCGCTCCTCGACCACCTTCGGCATCAACCGGCTGAAGACGAACTGTGAGTGGTTCTCGAATGTCGGCTTCGGGCCGCTCGCCTCCAAGCTCACCATGTCCACCCAGCAGCTCTACACGGCTGAGAAGAAGTACAGGATCGTCGGGGATCAGGCCATGTGGATGGAGGCCTATATGAACATCACGCCTGACATGATCGCAGGCATGTACGACTTCGTGGCGGTCGATGGTACCATGCCTGTGGATCGCTTCGCGCAGGCCAACATGTGGCAGCAGCTGTTGGGGGGCCTCTCCAAGGTCCCGGGCGCGCTCCAGGGCTATGACCTCGGCAAGATTTTCGCCTTCATCGCTCAGCTCGGCGGGATCAAGAACATCAACAAATTCAAGATTCAGGTTGTACCTGATGGGCAGCTCCAGCAGCAGGCAGCGGCCGGCAACGTAGTACCGATGACCCCTCGTAATCTCAACGAGCCCGGCCAAGTCCCTGGCATGGGCTCAACTGGCTAAGGAGGCCTAAGATGTTAGAAGCAGAAATGCAATCTCAAGAAGCACTTCCTCTCGGCGAGCAAATTGCTCTCTTTCAGGGCTTGATGGCGCACCCCGCGTGGCGTATATTGGCACAAGCCATCCAGTCCCAGGTCGATAACCTTCAGCAGAACATCCTCTTCGGCTCCGTTTCTTCCGCCGAGGACCTGTACAAGCTGGAGCGGATGAAGGGGCAGCTCGAGGGGAGATTGTCCCTGGTGGGTACGGCGCAGGCGATCATCGACACGCTCGAGCAGGATAAGCGTCAGGCTGTAGCGAAACAGGAGGGTGCATAAAATGCCTTGGTGGATGAAGTATTACTTGCAGGAAGAAGAGAACGGGGCTGAGGCTCCGCAAGGCTCTTCTGGCTCTGCTGATTCCGCGGAGGGGTCTGGCTCAGATGATGCTGGCTCCTCGGTTAACTGGACCGAGTTCAACGACGACTTCGACTCAGAGGAAGACGTTGGCGAGGGCGAAACAGTTGAGGGTGACGTGGTTATCGAGCCGGGGAGTCACACACCTCCCCCGGTGGCGAAGCCCGTTACCCCTCAGGCAGCACCCGTGCAGGCAGCCCCCCCGGCTCCCCCTGCGCCCGCCGCTGCACCTGTCCCTCCCGTCGCACCAGCTCAGGCCCAAACCCCTCCGCCCCAACAACCTCAGGCGCCGGCTGCCCAGCCGAGTGGTCCGGCTCCTGAGGAATACGGCACTTGGAGAACCAATCGGTTGACGGAATTGGAGCAGCACTATGCCGTGAACGGCGAAGATGCGACTGCTCTTCTGACGGAGCCCGAACTGGTTCTGCCCAAGCTTGCCGCAAGGGTTCACATGGAGGTGCTCGAAAGCGCAATGCGCGCTATGCAGGCGATGGTCCCCGTCATGATGGAGCAGACCACGGCTCACACTGCGATCAACACGCAGGCCAAGGGTCTCTTCCATTCTGTCAACCCGGATCTCGCAGACCCCAAGTTGGAGCCCGCAATCATTCGCCTCGGTATGACGTACCGCGAGGTGAACCCGACTGCGGGCCCGGAGGAGTCAGCACGCGCAATCGGCAATCTGGTCCGAGCAGCTCTTGGAATTGTGACACCGCAAGCGGGGGTGCAGCCTCAGGCCGCGCCTCGCCCAGCTCCGGTCGCTCCCTTCGTGCCTATGCGCGGAGGTGGTGGCGGGCAACGCGCGCCGGTGTCTGATAACCAATTCACGGCGCTGGCTCAGGAAATGCTCATGGATGACGATGTAGGTTAGGAGAAATATCATGGCAATTGCTGGCCTTCGTGGTACCGGTGACTGGGCGACCGATGAGCGCCCAAAGAACTTCAGAGAGATGATTCTCTGGCGCAACCCCAATGGGATGGCTCCGCTCACAGCGCTGCTGTCCAAGATGAAGAGCGAAAGCACGGATGATCCGGAATTCGCTTGGTACGAGGAAGAGCTGAACGCGCTGCGTCTGACTGTGCTGGCAACAGCTCCTGGCGTGGCGGGTAACACCTTCTACGTTTCGAGCAATGTCACCAACGCTTTCGACGTGGTGCCAGGCGACGTGTTCAAGACTGACACGGCGATCGGCCAGACGTACGCGAACGAAATTCTGATCGCCTCGTCCGTGACCGACGGCTCCACGATCGTGTTCAAACGTGCGCAGGCCGGCACCGCAGCTGAGACGATTGCGGCACCCTCGACCATTACGAAGATCGGTTCGGTCTTCGCTGAAGGTACGGGCGCCCCAGACGCTGCGATGCGTAACCCGACCAAGCTCTTGAATCTGTGCCAGATCTTCAAGACGACCTACGACATCACCGAGACGGCCCGCAAGACCAAGACCCGTACCGGCGATCCAGTCAAGAACGACAAGAAGCGCAAGATGTTCGATCACTCCACAGCGATGGAGTTCGCGTTCTTCTTCGGCAAGATGTTCGAGACTGTCGGGTCGAACGGCAAGCCCCTGCGTTACACGGGCGGCCTGCTCTGGTTCCTGTCCCAGTACGCGCCGAACATGATCACTCAGTTCACCACTACCATCACTGAGACCATGTTCACGGATGCCATCTACAAGGTGTTCGACTACAACTCTGGTGCGGGGGACGAGCGTATCGTCTTCGCCGGTAACGGGGCGCTGAACAGTCTGAATCGTCTGGCAGCCTCC